AAAGGTAATCCCATGAATATAGTGTATCGTTCGTTATGGGAAAGAAAGTTTATGGTTTATTGTGATAAGAATAGAAATATATTAGAGTGGTGGAGCGAAGAAATTGCGATTCCTTACAGATCACCTGTTGATAGAAGGGTTCATAGATACTTCCCAGACTTTTATATTAAGGTAAAAGAATCTCATAATAAAATTAAATCATATCTTATAGAAGTAAAACCTAAAAAACAAACAAAACCTCCAGTAAAACCAAAGAGACAAACAAAAGGTTATATTCGTGAAGCATATGAATATGCTAAAAATCAATCAAAATGGAAAGCAGCAACAGAATATTGTTTAGATCGTGGATGGGAGTTTAAAGTAATTACAGAAAAAGAACTAGGAGTATGAGTAGACTATCTGGAATAGTAGAAGATTTTTTTGGTGGAGAGGATGCTGATGATATTATGCAAGAGGTCTTGGGAGCATTATCAGAGGGTGGTGCTCCACAAGTTGGTAAGTATTATACGTTCGTATATCGTCCTAAAACACCAAACCTAAGATATGATGAATATCCTTTAGTTGCAGTAACAAGTGTATTCTCTTGGGGTTTCAAAGGTATTAACTTTCATTGGGGAGAATCAAGGCAATATACCTTTCAAGAGATAGTTGGAGGATTGTATAATATAGAGGATGAAGAGATAGATGACGCAAGAAATTTATCTTTTGGAAAATTTAGGCTAAATAGATAAAAAAGAGGTCGATCAATGATAACAGGCGGTAAATACTAATGTCATTTTCAGAATTTAGAAGATCAGAAGAATTTAAAGTAATAAGAGAGAATGCTGAAAAAGCAGTTGATACTAGCACTAAAGGAGGAGGTGGTAGAGGAAGAAAAGCATTACTTGAGGCAAATTCAAGATTAGGAAAACAAACTGCTAAAGTAGATGGGACTGAAGAATCAACTGCTCCTCTGAGATATCCTTATACAAAGATAGATGAGCATGATGATTATATGAAAATTGAAATTAAAGAATTCAGTCCACCAGGTTTAAGTTTAGCAGAAGGTTCTGCTTCACTTAGTTTAAAAAACAGTGATGATGCACAAGCAAAAGAAAAAACACTACATACAATATTATTACCAATACCAGAAGGAATATCAGATACTAAAAATGCGGACTGGCAAGACGGTGGAATGGGTCCTATAAGAGCATTGCTAGGTGCTACGGTTAACTCAACATTAGATGGTTCAGAAAATAGAAGTCTTGCTAGTTCCCTTAAATCAGGATCTAGTGAAATTCTTTCTCAATTCAATAGTTTAGCAGGATCTGACAGAGCACAAATTCAAAATCTTGTTACAGGAGGAACTGCAGGTTTAATCGCAAATGCACTAACAGGAGGTGGTCTTGAGTCAGCAATAACAAGATCAACTGGATTAGCAGTAAATAAAAACCAACAATTGTTATTCAATGGTATTACACAAAGATCATTTGATTTTAGTTGGGATATTGTTCCAAGAAGTAGAAAAGAAGCTCAACAAGTAAAAGTTATAATAAGACTTCTCAAACAATCAATGTCTCCACAAAGGGATGGATATAAAACTTTAAAAGGTTTATTCTTAAAATCTCCAGATGTATTTCAGTTAACATATATGAAAGGTAAAGAACAACATCCTTTTTTAAATGCTTTTAAACCCACTGCACTTACTGGGATGTCAGTAAATTATACAGGTTCTGGTACATATGCCACATATCATGATGGAAACCCTGTTCATTTAAAGTTAAGTTTATCATTTAGTGAATTAACAGCAGTATACAGGGATGATTATTCAAAAGATCTATCAGGAAGTGGAGTAGGATACTAATGGGATTTTTTAGAGAATTACCAAATATTGAATATCTGTCTGTATTATCAGATAGAGATTCTTCTTTAGATTATATAAAAGTTAAAAATTTATTTCGTCGTGTAAAAGTAAGAGATGATTTAAAAAAATACTTTACTATTTTTGATAGAGTAACTGTCAAAGACGGTGCTCGTCCTGATCAAATTGCAGATATAGTATATGGAAATGCCGAATTAGATTGGGTGGTGCTAATAACTGCAGGAATAATTAATGTAAATAATGAATGGCCATTGAGTAGTTATGAACTATACAACTATAGTTTAGAAAAATATGGTGCTTTGTTAAATGCAACAAAGCATTATGAAACAATAGAAGTTAGAGATCAAAAAAATAGATTAATATTACCGAAAGGCAAAATAGTAGACTCAGATTTTTCCATACCAGATCCTAGTAATCCTCTTACTGATTTAACTGGTAATGCAATTAGAATAGGTATATCATACTATGAGTATGAAACTAGATTAAATGAAAATAAAAGAGAACTTGATTTGCTAAAACCAAGGTATCTGGATCAATTTTTGAAAGATATGAGAAAAATAATGAAGTATTCAAGATCATCTCAGTATGTAAGCACAAGATTAATTAAAACATCTAATACCAGAATAAAATCGCCATAAAAAAAGGGGTCTAAACGACCCCTTTCTAGTATATTCTAATATCATTCTTGTGCTAATTTAGCAAAATATGATAACGCATCATCCTCATCTTCAGTAGATGGTGTTGTTTGAGTTGCAGCAGTAACTAATTCTTCTGCAGAACCACGACCATCATCTTCATGTTCAAGATCTTCTGTTGGTTGTATGCGAGTGCTTCCAACTCTTAAAACAGATTCAAGTCTCTTCTTCAAATCATCGTAAGATTTGAATTGATCAGCAGCAACAAACTCTTCAAGAGAGTATTGCTTCTTCCAGATTGCTTCAAGAGCATCGTCATCATCAAGTAGTGGAGTTACAGCAGCAAACTCAGAACTATCATAGTTTCTGTATCCTGCTACGTTCTTTGCCTTCAACTTGAAGTTTGCACCTTGCCAGAAATCGAATGGATCGATTGCTTCCTCATCTTCAAACTCAGGTTGCATTGCTGCAGTAAGTTTGTCAAAGATCTTCTTACCGAACTTATATAAGAATACTTTACCTTCGTTCTCAGGATTTGCGGGATCCTTTACAACGTAGATATTACTAATGTAAGTTAACTTACGTTTCTGCTTTCTAGCAGTTTCTTTACCTGCATCAGTTCCATTGTTCCATAATTCTGAATTATATTCAGATACTGGATCTTTCTGTCCTAATGTGGTTAAAGAGTTTTCGATATACCAACCGCCAGGACCTTGAAAGGCATGGGAGTATAGTTTTACGAATGGGAGATCTTCCTTGTCAGGGGGTGGAAGGAAACGTATAACAGCGTAGCCATTTCCGCTTTTGTCTACGTCTAGTTTCCATAAACGGTCATCTCCTGTTGCACCGTTATTGTTCATTTTCTCAACTTCTTTAACTAACTTTGCAGTTAAAGAGCCTAATTTAGATTGCTTTTTAAGATTAGCAAACGACATAATTGGATACCTCGGATTAATTGGATTCGTTGGATGTTTGGATTATAGCAGATAAACTATTAAAAGTCAAATGATGTCTTGTTTCAATGTTTGAATAGTCTCATTCATGCAACTAAACAGTATCTGCATATCAGTGCCAGGTGGGAAACCCATACTTGAGATGGACTTCTGCAACGTTTGTTGCATTTTCTTTGCCTCTGGCGAATCATCAAGAGACAGTCTAGTGTACATAACCTTCTGCTTTTCTAATAATGTAATTAGTTTGTCAATGTGTTCAACTTTGTCTTCACGGGACATTAATGGATAACCAAATGCACGAGAGTACACTTGTTCTTGTAACTTGTTGATCTCAGCAAGTTCTTTTTTAATTATTTCAGAATCAAAAAAATTACTCATCTACTAAATCCCTCAGAATTTTTTTATAGTTGAATACATTAATATTTAGGAAAGGTAGATATTTCCTTATTTTCAAACTAACGGATTCCCACACTGGATCTTGTAATTTTGTATCAAAGTTTTTTACGAAAGAAAATATTTTTTCCAGTATTGTAAGTGTCTCTAATGATATTTCTCCACCCAGATACTTTTTGAGAACTATTGGGTGTCCTTTCGAGCAATTGAATACTTCTTCTAATTTTTTTTCCGACAGTAATTCCGTTGATTGTTCTTTGAACAAGTAAGTCAAACTCTGCTGTCGTTTCATCCAGTCTGCGTACGTTTTTTCTCCAGAATTTATTATTTCTCCAATCCATAAATTTTGAGGTGTGTCGGCAGTTACAAAGTTTGCAAGTAAAAAATCTGTAATTTCTTGATCAGAATATTTCCTAGAAGTCTTTTCAAACCAATACTTATCTTTCCTTTTATTAAAGGATGTCATAGTTGCTCTTGATTTCCCTCCATACGTAAAAAAATCATACTTACGGTTAGTAAAATGATTTTTCATGGAAAGATATGTTTGATAAGTCTCAAAGGGTGTCACTTTCGTCTTCATCATTTTCTTCAGTATCTAGTTCAGTTATAGAGTCAACAGGAACTTCTGCCTCACCGATTCTATACCAATGTTGAGGAATTCCTATACTATCTTTCCTAACACCTAGATATTCTAAATCAGGATAAGTGTGTTCACGCATAATTGCTTGTAAGCGATAGTGCATTAACTCTGATTTAGAAGGCATTATAAAGGTAGTTTTGCTCTTGATGTAGGTTTCATAAAGTTGAGACGGGTTGCATCCCACTTCAATCTTTCTTTCAAAGGTTTTGAAATAAGTCTTGTTATTGATTCTACCTCAAGTCCATTAATATCGCAATAGTGGCAGATAGCATCAATATAATTGAATTCTTCTTCTGCTACTATTTTTTCAATCTCCATCGCAAATTTCTGAGGTGTCAAAAATTTACTCTCAATTGCTTTTTCTAGTTCTTTATTTGGTTCCATAGAGGTCAAGTTTATCCCCAACAAATTTTCTAATATACTTGGTGAGGAGTTTAATGTACTTTCTTTTGTCATACTCTTCATAGACGACGCATTCTCCATTTTCACATGCCATGATAATTACAAGTTTTTTAACAGTTATTCCTGTTAGTTCATAGAGCATACAACCGTATGCCATTGCTTGGACGAAATAATGTTCGATCCATTCTCTGGGTTTAGGTTTTTTAGATGTTTTAAAATCTATTATAGATAACTCTCCATCGTATTCTGCAATACAATCGACTGTTCCTGCAATGCCTAATTCTCTACTATATAGGGCACCTTCCAGACAGTGAATATTATCTATTTTGTTTAATTTTCCCTTTGAAATTTTAAAGAGAAACTCTGATATGGGTGGAACTTTAGGTAGTTCTTCATCATTTTTTAGATAATGTTCTGTAAGGGTATGCATGTCAGTTCCACGAGTTGTGGCAGCTTTTGTAATACGATCTGCCTCCTCATCTCCTACCTTTTTTCTCCAGTTAACAAAGATTTCTTTATTAAAATGACTAGTAACTGAAGTAATGGAAACAAGTTTAATTAACTCATCTTCTTCTGGAACTGAATAATAACGAACTCCATCTATAGTCTCCCTAGAAAGTTTAGGGAGATTCAAATCAATATGTTTAAACATTACATACCTAACTCAAGTTTTGCAACAAGATACTCTTTTACTAGTCCAGAACGTATTATATCATCTAAACCAAATTCAATAATATCTACTGAAGGCATTGATGTTAATATTTTCATAAAATCAACAATACCATTTCTATCATTGGTTTTAGTTAGATCTGATTGAGTGGCATCGCCACAGAACATAATCTTACTATTATCCCCAACTCTTGTCATTATACTATCTAATTCATGAAAATTCAAGTTTTGAAATTCATCAACTATAACAATTGAATTATCAAGAGTTGTTCCTCT